TTTTAACGGTTATAAAGTTCAAAAATTAGATTTTTCCGCTAAAATTTTTTTTTACTTATATTATTGGAACCTCAGACATACCTGTAGTAGAGGAAGCAAGAGTTACTGCTGAAATTTTGGGTAATAAAGTTAAGATAATAAACGATGTAGGTGTAGCAGGTATTCATAGACTTTTTAACAAATTAGATGAAATAAGAAAAGCAAAGGTAATAATAGTAGTAGCCGGAATGGAAGGAGCCCTTGCAAGTGTTGTAGGTGGCTTGGTATCTAAGCCGGTAATAGCGGTACCTACAAGCGTCGGGTATGGAGCTAATTTGAATGGTATAGCTACTATGCTATCTATGTTAAATAGTTGTGCAAGTGGAGTAACAGTTGTAAATATTGATAACGGATTTGGAGCCGCATACAATGCTAGTATTATAAATCATTTATAAATTTTAAAAAAATAATATTGTTATAAAATCAATAAAAACTATTACAAACAACACTGTAGAAATAGCAACTAGTGTTTTTTTAGATAGACTATCAACTATTTTTACAAAAATAGGTTGGAGAACATATATAAAGAACACTCCACCTAAACCAAATCTAATGGAAGGGGACAGTGCTATTCTTCCTTGAAAGTTGTAGTCATAATCGGTATAAGTTTGCCAAGGCCAACTTCCTGTAATTAATTCTAATATATAGCTTGTAACTAATTCCATAATAGTTGCAGTAACAGCACAACCTAAAAATACAATAAAAATAGCAGCGATCTTTTTTAGAAGGGGTTGCTTTTTTTGGCTGAATTTATAAAAAAAGAATATAAAAATTAGAGCACCGAATTCCGTAGGTAGATGCTTATTTTATTTCTTGATCTCTTTTGAATTCTCCATTATTTGGTGTAATCGGTATTTTAGAAATTGCCTCATGTCATGTCTTAATTGTTCTACATCAGTTTCATAGATTTCAAATATTTTATCACCGGCTTTTAGAAATAGATAAGCGTCCTCTTCATCGTATATGAACTCATACCCTAAGAGATGCATTTGCATTTCAATAAAATAGTCAAAACTCTGTTTTCTCTCGGGAACTTCCTCCCACCCCATTAAAAAAGTAGGGGTAACTTGAAGAGCATCAGCTAAAGCTTTTATCTTGTCTTTGCCAACGTTTTTAATCTCACCGCTTTCATATCTTTGAATGGTGGGGGCGCTTACTCCAACAGCCTTAGCTACATCTTCTAAGGTGAGACCCAACTCCAATCTACGACTTTTGACTTTATCTTTAAAATCCATTACTTCACCTGCTTTCATGAGAATATCATTTATTTTACTATACATTAAAATTTGCGTATTTGCAATATTAACTTATAAATTTGATATAAAAATTGCGTTTACGTATTGACAGATAAAGCGAGATGTATTAGAATAAAATTACGTAAACGCAAAATATAAGTGAGGTGACAAAATGTTTAATCAAAAGAAGTTCAAAGCTTTATTGGTTATGAAGGGCAAAACAATGCAGAATATTGCTGATTTACTAGGGATCAATCAAGCCACACTTTATAGAAAGATCAATGGCAACAGTGATTTCTATAGACGTGAGATTCAGGCTATTTGTAATTATCTTGAGATTGAAGATCCTAATGAAATTTTTTTTGCTCAAGAAATTACGTAAACGCAAAAAAAGATTTGGAGTTCTACACTATAGCAACATTAAAAAACCAAAGGAGGAATATGTCATGAACAAATCTTTAAAAGAATTATTTAAAACTTATGGAGAAGAGGTGGTTGTTGGACGGATCTTAGAGCAGCTAAAGCTCCTAGCATTCAGTGATGACGAAGAAGTTAAAGAAGCGGCTATAGCCGCACTAAATGATGCAGGATGTGATATGGAGTACATCTTCAATCTTTGTGAATACACAAACCTTGTAAGCTACGCATCAGAAGAAGTGTCAATTACGACTGAATCCTGGAACGAAAACTAGGTGGTTACATATCACCAGAAAGGAGGTCAACATGGAGTTTATTATATCCACCGGTAATACCAGACATGACAAGTACTGGAAAAAACAAACTGTTACGTGGGATGAGTTTGTAAAAAAACTCTCCCGTACCACTTATACAAGAGAGACTCAGGATGAATTCCGCTACATGAAGAAAAAGCAGCAGGATGACATCAAAGATGTGGGCGGTTATATTGCAGCAGAGTTAAAAGATGGACGTCGGTTGAATGAAAATATCGAATCAAAAACGATGCTACCTCTTGATGTAGACTATGCAAAATCAGCAGATAAATATATAGCTGACATTAAACTGAACTTCAAATACGCTTCCTGCACTCATTCTACTCATAGCCATACATCAGATAAACCCAGGTTAAGAACGGTGGCTCCTTTTTCTAGACCGGTTTCAGCTGATGAATATCAAGCCATTAGTAGGATGATTGCTTTTGAAATTGGGATGGAGTACTTTGACGAAGCTTCCTTCAAGCCAAGCCAGTTTATGTACTGGCCGAGCACCTCCAGTGATGGGAAGTATGTCTTTGAAGAGATGAAAGGGCCATTTCTAGATCCAGATGTCATATTGGCAAAATACGATAACTGGAAAGATATATCCTCATGGCCAGGTTCATCAAGACAAACAGATGCTGCGCAAAGGGAGAGAAAGAAACAGCAAGATCCACTCTCAAAGTCTGGTCTTATTGGAGCATTCTGCAGAAGCTATACCATAAGAGAAGCCATTGGGACTTTTTTATCCGATGTCTATGAGCCAAGTGCAGCCTCAGATCGTTATGATTATATTCCAGCGGATTCTTCGGCAGGGGTGTGGATAGAAGATGATAAGTTTTCCTTCTCTCATCACTCCACTGATCCGGCATATGGGATGATGCTAAATGCTTTTGATTTAGTTCGCATCCACCATTTTAGAAACCTTGATGACAAAAGTCCGGAAGACACACCCACATCTAAGTTACCTTCCTATAAAGCCATGATGGAGTTTGCTTCAAAGGATGAAAAGGTCAAACTCCGTCTTCTTCAGGAGAGGCAGGCTCGAGTGCTGGAGGATTTTGGTGAAGAGAACGATTGGCAGAAAAGATTGGAATACGAGTCCCGTTCCACGGTGCTTAAAAACAATCTGCACAACATCACGCTCATTCTACAGAACGATCCAAATTTACAAGCATTGGTATTTAATCAGCAACTTGATGGTATGGAGATCAAAGGCAGCGTCCCTTGGAACCATCCTTCAAAGTACTGGAGGGATGCAGATGATGCCCAGCTTATCAGCTATATTGACTCCAACTACGGGACCTTCTCGCAAAGGAATTATCAAATTGCAGTTGCCAAAGTCACTGACGATAGGTCCTACCACCCCATTCGAGAATACCTGGACTCTTTACCGGAATGGGACAAAGTACCAAGAGTAGATACCTTACTCATTGATTATCTCGGTGCCGATGACAATAAGTATGTCCGTGCTGTTACCAGAAAAACCCTGTGCGCTGCCATCAGTCGTGTTCAGAATCCTGGGTGCAAATTTGACTCCATGCTTGTCTTAAACGGACCGCAAGGTGTCGGTAAAAGTACATTGATATCAAAGCTTGCTGGCGAATGGTTCTCTGACAGCTTAAACCTTGGAGATACCAAAGATAAAACCGCAGCAGAGAAACTTCAGGGTTATTGGATACTTGAGATTGGTGAATTGGCAGGTCTTAGGAAAGCTGAAGTGGAAACCCTGCGTTCTTTCCTCTCAAGACAAAATGATATCTATCGTGCGGCTTTTGGAAAACGCGCAACCCCTCATCAACGCCAGTGCATCTTCTTCGGTACCACCAACGCAGAGTCCGGCTACCTTAGAGACACAACTGGCAATCGTCGTTTTTGGCCTGTGAAGACTCCCGGTGGTGGAAGTAAACATTCCTGGCAGATTACCGATGAAGATATCCAGCAGATATGGGCAGAGGCTCTGGTATACGTCATGGCTGGCGAAAAGCTCTATCTGGACTCTTCCATGGATCAGCTGGCCAAGGCTGAGCAACGTGATGCCATGGAGTCCGACGAGCGTGAAGGTTTGGTCAGAGAATACCTTGATACACTTCTCCCTGATGATTGGGACCAGATGGATCTCTTTGAAAGAAGAAATTTCTTAAGTGGAAATGAATTTGGAGCGGCACCTAGAGTGGGAACCATTCCTCGCAGCAGCGTTTGCAACATGGAAATCTGGTGTGAATGCTTCGGTAAGGACAGAGCCAATTTAGGTAGAGCAGAATCCAATACTCTTGCAGCTATTCTAACGAAACTCGGCTGGGTACGGCAGGATAAAAAAGAACGAACGACGCTTTATGGTCCACAGTATATCTTTGTACCTAAAAGCTGTTCCTAGCAGTGTTCCTAGAAATGTTGATTTTGGGTACATGTTCCGGAGTTATGGATGTTCCTTAAAAAAGGGTTAGGAACAAATTACGGAACAACTCAAATTCCACTGGCGGCAAGCTTTAGGTGATGATGTATTCTTATATTCCCAACAATTAGTATTAAATGAAAAATAAATAGAATAGGCCCTATATACAGTAAAACACGTATATTCGCGCGTATAGGGTTTTTAGAGATTTGAGAACAACAAGAACAGGAGGTTGATCAGATGAATTCAAATGGATATGAAGCAAGATGCCAAAGGCGACTTGAAGAATGGCATGCCCCCATAAGTGATTGGTATTGCACAGATGTAATTGATATTGAAGAAGAAGCATCAGATACAGATCTGTTTACCTGTGAACTCTGTGGATGCAGCAGAGTGAGGTTCGTCCATGTGATGGAGCATGATGACTATTTCGAGAGCGTAAGCGTGGGATGTATTTGCGCAGGAATCATGGAAGGAGACGTTCTAGCAGCAAGAGAGAGGGAGCGCCTCATGAAGAACAGGGCAAAAAGAAAAAAGAACTTCCCCAAGAGAAAATGGAAAGAGATGCCTTATGGCACTTATATTCTCATGCATAAGGGATCATGGATAAAAATGATGCATAGCAAATTTAACGATCAGCACTACGTCGTAAGCTATAACGGAAAATCCCTATGGAAGTATAAAGGTCAACCCATAACAAGTTTCTTGGCAGCTGTATATGCCGCCTTTGATCTTGTGGATCCAGTTGAAAGGATTATGAAGCCATGAACATAAGAGCTAATGTCAAGAAGTGTCAAATTGAAAATTGTAGTTTCTTTAAAACAAAAGCTCAAGCAGAAGAAGACCAGAAGAAAGCCCTTAAAAGAATAAAATCATTAGACCCTCCGGTAAAGAGAAGCATTATGGAACTCTACTATGGAGGAAAGATGAGTCTTCTAGATGAAATGGAGGTAGGCTAATGAATGCAAAAGAATATTTGTCTCAAACTATCTGGCTTGATCAGATGGTTGATAGTAAGCTAGAACAAATGGAAACCCTCAAATCTCTAGCCATGAAAGTTACAACAAGCTTCACTAAAGAAAAAATCTCCGGCGGCAGTATTGAAAAGAGTAAGATGGAAAATATTATAGTAAAAGTATTAGATTTAGAAAATGAAATAAATAACGACATAGATAGACTGGTAGATTTGAAAAGAGAAATTCAAAACATTATCAATTCGATGGAAGACATTAACCAGCAGCTATTACTAGAGCTAAGATACCTTAGTGGAAAAGGCTGGGATGAGATAGCTGTTTCCATGGGATATGATCCGAGAACTGTATATAGAATTCATGGTAAAGCATTAAAAGAATTCGAAAAAGTAAAAGATGTCAGTAAATGTCAGTGAATGTCAGTAGGTATGTGTGTTATAGTATATGGTGTAAAGGTATAGAAAAAATCCTAGAACACCATATGTTGTAGCATAAGCCTAAGTTATATCTATAAGATTCTTAGGAAACGCAGCATTCTAGGATCCAAGCTCTGGTTAAAGTACTGGAGCTTTTTCTATGTCTTATAGATAGAAAAATATACTCCATATATCATTACAACAAAGGAAATACTATAGATGTAATTCTATAGTAAATAATTTACTTAATTTACTATAGACAAAAATGTAATTACATGATATAGTAAATTCAAGAAAACAATAGTAAATATGGAGGTATTCAATATGGCAAAGATAGAAATTAATATTGACGATACTACATTACTTGAGGCAGAGAAAATATTACATTCTTTAGGGATGAATACAGAAATGGCAATCAACATTTTTCTTAAACGAGTAACGTTAGAAAAAGGTATGCCGATGAAAATGGAAACAGCTGAAGATTTTGAGGATTCTAGTGAGTCATCTGAGAAGGAATCACGTAGCAATAAAAGAATCACATCAGATATGGTTGAGGAAGTGTGGAACGCTTTCTTAAGATATCTTAAAGGTTCTGGTGAGATTAGTGACCTGAGCACAGAAATACACAAGAAAACCGGAATGAGCCGTGGTAGTGCATTGATTTATTTGAATATTCTTGCCAATCTTGAAAAGGGCGAACCCAATACCAGAGTTATGAAAATGAATGACTTAAAATACTATATGGGAAAGATCAAAAATGAACTCGGTGATATCAAATACCAGAATGCACTTAAATCACTCAGAGCATCAGTTCCTTATTGGGAAGAAAAACTACAAGGAAATTTTGCACAGAAAGTCCAAACTTATTGCGATTCCGTTAAATAATATGCTTTACAGTTATTTATCTCAGTTAAATTTAATAAAGAATTTTTAAGAAGAATAAATCTTAGCGAATAAAAACTCTAGTTTCGGCTAGGGTTTTTTATATAGAAAACAAGGAGGTGACCTTGATGCCTTGGAAACCAAAGAGCATCTGCAACTATCCTGGGTGTCAAGCGCTGACTCACGATAGATACTGCGAGAATCATAAGAAGGAAATGACAAGGATCCAGAACAATAGAAGCTCAAAGATGTACACCTACCAGTGGCGAAAGGCCAGTAAAGAATTTTTAAAGAAGTATCCATTGTGTGTTCACTGCAAACGAGAAGGAAGACTAACTCCAGCAACAGAGGTGGATCACATCAAAGCCCACGGTGGAAACAGTAAACTCTTCTGGAATAAAAACAACTGGCAAGCTTTATGTAAGAGCTGTCATTCCAAGAAGACTGCGGAAGAAGACGGAGGATTTGGAAACTCTACAAAGGGGTAGGGGGTATACATCTCTACGGAAGCGTTGAAACGACAACGTGCCAGGGGCACGTGTGAGAAATCGCGAAAATCGCAAGGGGGGTATATCTAGAGATATTCATTTAAAACAAAAGCGATTCAATATCTTCTAAAACCCTTACGATTAGTGGGATATAAGAAATATATAATACCTGTAAAATGAATTAAAAATAAAATATAATCAATAGCTGAAACAATCTATTTTCATATAGTTTTTCAGCATTTTAGCCCATAGACTTAAGTCTAGGGCTTTTTTTATGCAAATGAAGGGGAGGAAATTAATGAAACAGGAAATGATAGTAAGAAAAGTAGCGGTATCAGAAATCAATCCAGCGAAGTACAATCCAAGAAAAGATTTAAAGCCCGGAGATCCGGCATATGAAAAATTGAAAAGGTCCATGACTGAGTTTGGTTATGTGGAGCCTATCATATGGAATGAAGAGACAGGAAATATTGTCGGAGGCCATCAGCGATATAAGATCCTTTTAGAAGAAGGACAAACAGAAGTTGAATGTGTCGTAGTTAAGCTTTCTCAAGACAGAGAAAAAGCACTGAACGTGGCTCTTAACAAAGTAACAGGAGATTGGGAGATTGAAGCTTTGGCAGATTTAATTAAAGGACTTGAAGCACAGGATTTTGATGTGACACTTACAGGATTTGACGCCGCAGAGATTGAAGATCTTTTCAGTCAGGTTCATGACAAGGATGTCAGTGAAGATGATTTTGATGTTGATGCAGCTTTAGAAGATAATCCTATTTCAAAACAAGGAGATATTTGGTTTTTGGGTAAACACCGACTTATTTGTGGAGATAGTACCAAAGCAGAAACCTATGATAAGTTGTTAGATGGAAAAAAAGTTAATTTAGTAGTTACGGATCCTCCATATGGAGTTTCTTATGATGGGAGCCAAGGAACAATACAAAACGATAACTTAAAAGACGATGAATTTTATCAATTTCTCTATGATGCTTTTAAAGGGATGGTAAGTGTTATGGCAGATGATGCATCTATTTATGTATTTCATGCGGATACTAAAGGGTATATATTTAGAAAGGCTTTTCAAGATGCTGGATTTTATCTTTCAGGAGTGTGTCAATGGGTTAAACAATCGCTAGTTTTAGGTCGCAGTCCTTATCAGTGGAAACATGAACCATGTCTTTTTGGTTGGAAGAAAAAAGGTAAACATAAATGGTATGCGGGAAGAGCTGAAACTACGGTATGGGAATTTGATAAACCTTCTAAAAATAGTCTCCATAGCACTATGAAACCAGTCCCTTTAATCGCCTATCCAATAAAAAATAGTTCTAGTGTGAATGCTATTGTATTGGATCCTTTTGGAGGATCTGGGAGCACTTTGATTGCTTGTAATCAGGTTGATCGTATTTGTTATATGATTGAACTCGATGAAAAATTTGTAGATGTGATATTAAAAAGATTCATTGAGCATGTTAGTACAGATGAAGATGTCTACCTCTTGAGGGATGGAAAAAAAATACATTACAGAGATTATTTAAAGGATCAGTAGTTTGTAATTACTACGAGTTCTTTTTATTTTAGTAGGTGATTAAATGAAAGAAGTTGAAATTACACAAGCTAAAGTGGTTATGGTAAGTGATGAAGATTACAAAAAAATATCTAAATCCAATTGGTCTTACAGCGCATCGACTGGTTATGCAGTTCGAAAAGGAAGAAAGAATCGAAACGAACCTTGTACCGTACATATGCACAGAGTCATAATGAATGCTAAAGCGAATCAGCAAGTGGACCATATTAATGGAAATAAACTAGACAATAGACGTTCTAATCTGAGATTTGCATCTGTACAAAAAAATGCATTTAATAGAAAAAAACCTAAAGTTAAATGTACTTCTAAATATAAAGGTCTATTGAAGCGAAAAAATGCTCTCAAGTGGGAAGCAAGGATAAAGTTCAATAATAAGTCAATATATTTAGGAAGGTTTATTAGAGAGGAAGATGCTGCCAGAGCATATAACGAAGCTGCTATAAAATACTTTGGTGAATTTGCTAGATGTAATAAAATATAATTGTGAAAAAAAATAAGATCTAGATTGTAAAAGCTTAGATAGTATACAGTATGTTTTTAATAAATGACTTGATATTTATCCCCTTTAGAGTGATATATGTATATAACGAAAGAAACACATCTAAATGAGAAAGGGGAAAATACCATGATAAACACAGAATTTTTAAAAAGCAACTTCGGAATAGAATTAGAGATGACAGGGATCACAAGAAGAAAAGCAGCAAAAACTGTAGCAGAACATTTAAACGGGAAAGTTCAGGAGCTTCACGACTACTACGGAACCTTTAAAATCAAAGCACCGGATGGACGAGTTTGGAAGGTAATGTACGACGGAAGCATCTGCACTCAAAAGAAAACAGCAGGCCATAAGATTTCAGCTTCAAAAGAATACAGCGTTGAGTTGGTAAGCCCAATCCTAAACTACGAAAAAGACATGAAAGACCTTCAAGAGATAGTTAGAAAGCTGAGAAAAGCAGGAGCTTTTTCAGAACAGCAAAATTGCACCGGGATACACATACACCTGGATGGAAGAGATCACACACCAAGATCAATAAGAAACTTCATGAACATCATCTACTCAAGAAACGACCTTTTATACGAAGCTCTACAGATAGAACAAAGGAGAATGTACTACTGCAAAAAGATGGATAAAAGCTTAGTGGAAAGAATGAACAAGAAAAAGCCAACCAGCATGAAGCAGATTGAAGAAATCTGGTACCAAGGCTACAGCGACAGAAGAGAAAGACACTACCACGAAAGCAGATACCATTTCCTAAACCTTCACAGCCTTTTTAACGGATGCGGAACTTTAGAACTTAGAGGGTTTAACGGAACCCTTCACGCAGGAAAGATTAGAAGCTTTGTAGTCCTAGCCTTAGGGATGAACCACCAAGCCTTAACCCAAAAGAGCGCCAGCAGCAAGAAGCCGCAGATTGAGAATCCTAAGTTTTCCATGAGAACCTGGCTTAACAGAATCGGCTTTATCGGAGAGGATTTTAAGAACTGCCGAGAACACCTTTGCAAGCATCTTGAGGGAAGCGCAGCCTGGAGATTTCCAACAGCCGTATAGGTAAAAACAAGCGGCGACTAAACCCACGGAGCGGGCAACCGCTCTTAAGGCGGTAGAAGGGCTAGCCAATCAAGTCAAAAGCCCACACAGGGAAAGGTGGAGGGGTAAAACCGCACTTTAAGAAAGGATAGAGTAAAGATGAAAAAAGAAAAGAGATTAAACATAGCTTACGGATCAAACCTTAATCTAAAGCAGATGGATCTAAGATGTCCGACTGCAAAATTATATGGAAAAGGAATTTTAGAAGGATACAGACTGCTGTTTAAAGGACAGATGGATAATGCCTACTGCACAGTAGAAAAGAAAAAAGGTGGAAAAGTTCCTGTGATAGTTTGGGAGCTGCAACGGGAAGATGAAAGAGCCCTTGATTATTACGAAGGATACCCTAGATTTTATGACAAAAAAGATGTGAAGGTAACTCTTGAAAATGGTAAGACAATTACAGCCATGGTATATATAATGACTGACAAGGTACATGATAGGATTAATTTGAATCTGCCAAGTAGAAGTTATCTTGACATTGTTATAGAAGGATACGAAGCTGCAGGATTTGATTTAAAATTTATTGACGAAGCTCTTAATATAAGCGATAAAGCTATTCAAAAGTATCCACCCAAGTATATATAACCAGAAAAAAATATACATCATTTCTTTAAATTTCTCTTGCAATTATGTGCTTTTAGAGTGATATATAGTAGTACCAAAAGAATTTAAAAGCAAGGAGGAAAAGGAAATGATGATAAAGAAAAAAGAAAGATTCGAAAGCAAAAGAGGTAAGGTTTACGAGATAGCAGGAAAATGGGGAAGAGACTATGTACTTTCACCGGTTAATAAAGATGACGACTCCTGCCTAGTCTACTCAAACGGTGAGATGGAAGAATTTATCAGATCAGGAGATTTCAAAAGACTTGGAGGGAGAAAGTAATGAGAGCTTTATTTGGAAGAAAAGTATGTAACTTAAAAGAGCTGAAACAACTGACCGACCAAGCAATAAAAGAAGGTAGGAGAGGTCAACCCTACACCATTACACGCGAGGTGATTCTAAATAATGAAGACTTTATGGATTTTGCAAAGGATTTTTTAAAAGACCAGTCTTGGATCACAGCAGAAGACGGAGGCATCAACCAAAATGGAGAGGTGAGGTGCATCCGCGTTGTAAACATTGAAACCGGTGAGAAAATACTTCTAAACGGAGAAGGTTACTCATATGGACGATATGTTGGACTCGAACTTTAAAAATTGAAAAAGCAAGAAGCAGGCTTAGTGGCCTGTTTTCTTGTTGGAGCATTTTAAGCACGTATAAACGCATTGACAAATTCCGTTGATAAATAGTTAAAACAGTGATATAATGCACCTAAATACCCGCATTGAAATTTAGATGCGGATAAAGAGGTGCAAATATGATTGAAAAACAAAAAATAATACAAGAATTTGAAAAACATGGGGGCGTACTGAAAACCTCAGAGTTGAAAGAACTGGGTCTGAGTAGTCGTCAAATTAAAAAGCTTATGCAAGAAGGAGAAATATCGAAAATAAAGTATGGTTACTATGAACTCGCTGATGAAGTGAATCCAGAAGAAGTAATGATTGCAAGACTGTTTCCTGAAGCGGTTATATTTCTTGAAAGCGCACTCCTGCATTATCACTATACTGACAGAATTCCAACAGCTTGGCAAATAGCAGTAGATAGAGATAGTGAAAAAAGCCAGTATAACATCGAGTACCCACTTGTAGAGCCATACTACCAAGAACCGAAATTCCTTAGTATTGGTGTAACGACATTTGAAGTACATGGTGTTAAAGTCAGAATTTTTGATAGGGATCGCACCATGTGTGATATTATGCGCTATGAAAAAAAACTCGAAAAAGAAGTTTTTACCAATGCGGTAATGAGATATAACAAAGACCCGCAAAAGAACATCAGACGTTTGTTTGAGTATGCTGAAATGTTTAATATCACGAAAAAAGTTCAATCTCAGATAGGGAAGTGGCTATAATGACTTATTCAAGTGCGTCTATACTGGCAAGATTAAAAAATAAAGCAAAAGCAGAAGACATCGCCTTTCAACAATTATTAAATTTGTTTTTTCAGGAAGAGTTTATAAGAAGATTAGCTAAGAGCCAATATAGAGAACAGCTCATTCTTAAAGGAGGATTTTTACTATACTCAATCAGCGACTTCACAACAAGGTCTACGGTTGATGCTGATTATTTACTAAAGAATCATTCTAATGAGCTTGGTTCAGTTGAAGAATTAGTTCGCTCCATCATAGATCAGAAGAGTAACGATGATTTCATGGAAATTGAGATAAGAAACGTTGAACCAATTAGTGAGATAAAAGAGTATCACGGTATTCGGGTAAATCTAATAGGTCTAATGGGCAAAACGAGAACACCATTCAGTATTGATTTTGGTGTCGGAGATACGATCGTTCCAGCACCACTTATAAGAACACTCCCTGTTTTACTTGATGGATTTGAAAAACCAACGATTCTTACCTATTCTTTAGAATCAACGATATCGGAAAAACTTGATGCAATTGTTAGATTCATGGAATCAACGGGACGCATGAAAGATTTTTATGATATTTATTACCTTGCGACTTCCTTTGATTTTGAAGGAAGAAAAATTCAAGAAGCTATATTTGAGACCTTCTCAAATAGGGGAACACCAATCGAGCAAGATTCAGTCCAAGTCCTTGAGAGGCTGATCACGAATGATGCGATTATTAATAGGTGGGATATATTTTGTAAGAAAGTATTGAAATACGAGTTAAAAATGGATGGAGTCATTAAGTTGATTATTTTTTTCCTTGATCCGCCCTTTCAAGCAATGATAAAAGAAAATGAATTCATGAAGCATTGGAACTCAAACCTTAGGCAGTATAGATAAGCTAAATAAAAACAGCGAAATGCACTTAAATACCCGCACTGATATTTTAATGCGGATAATTAAGTGCATTTTTAGTACGGCGAAATTGAAAAACCCCTTGCTATATCTGCTGTTTAGAGTGATATATGTAAGTACCAAATACGCAAGGAGGTATAAAAATGGACCGGAAAGAAATGATCGAACAACTAGGCGAGCACTTTGGTGTGAAACCTAAATACCTAAGTGTTCCAAGCTTTGCTTATGAAATCAGAACAGAAAATGAAGTCTACACCATTGACAGACATGGAGATATTACCAGAGGCGATGGAGAGTCCATCATTATGGAAGAAATCCTTAATCAGCAAGTGCAGCCAGAGCCACTGACAGATCAAGGGCTAGGTGATGAAGTGCAGATGAATGAAACTGAAACTGATGAGGCGGTTCAAAATTCAGAAACTTCAAATCTGCTAGAAGAACTTAGTGGGGTTGAAGTTAAGCTAAACTTTGAAGAGCATACAGCTGATAGCCTGAAAAATATCATTAACATGCTTTACAGTAAACAGCGACTTATTATGATGGCCTTTGAAACAGAGGAAGTCTTCATGGATGATGGGTTTGCTGAAGACCTAAAAAAAGTTGAGATTAAAGATTTAGAGGGGCTTAAAGAGGCCCTTGAAGAACTCGGGGTAAACAGGTGCCCAGGATTTCAGATTGATTTTGAAGAGAAAACCTTTACTTTCAAACTTTACAGCTCAAATTTAAATCCAGAAAGGATCAAGGCTATTCAGGATTTATGTGTTCTCGTATCAAACTATGCCAGAGCCTTAAAACGCGCATCCTTTAAACAAGCACAGGATGATAATCCAAAGTATGCTCTTAGAACCTGGCTAATCCGTATCGGGATGAATGGTCCGGAGTATAAGGAAACAAGAAAGACACTGCTTAAGCACCTGGAAGGAAGCAGTGCTTTTAGAAAGGTTGGTAATAAAGATGAAGCCTAAGTGCAAACTCATAGGAGAAGACGGTAACATATTTAATATTATGGGAATAGTATCAAGGACACTAAAAGAAGCTGGGCAACCAGAAAAGGCAGATGAGATGAAAAAGCGAATTCCTAAGGAAGCTAAGAGTTATGATGAGGCTTTAGTCATCTTGATGGAATATGTAGATATAGAGTAGGAGGATGAAATGGATAAGTTTTTAAATAAGAAATACTGCGATAGATGTGGAGGAAGCTTAAAAGGCGGACGTATTCTCTCCATGTTTAATGAAGAGTGTATCTGTATGAGCTGCAAAGAAAAAGAAACCAAGGATCCTGAATATAGAAAAGCTGTTGAAGCAGATCAGAAAGAGATTCGAAAAGGAAACTTTAACTATAAAGGAATACGTGGAAAGCAATCTAGAGATTAAAAAGTTATATGCATAAAAAAAAGATAAAACTATGCAGATAAACATTTTATAATGCAGAAAATATTACTGGATATATTCTCTCTTTAGAGCTAATATGTACATACCAAAAGAAGAGGAGAATAAAACCATGGATAAAAAAATAGAAAAGAAACTGGAAGAAATAGCAAAAGAAGAACTCTTCATTGAAAAGCTAGAGACTAGAAATTCCGATGGACTTGATTTTTACGATGTTTCTGTATGGGGAGTAAAGAAAGCGCTGGAGCTTGCCTTCGAACTTGGAAGAGAAGAAGGTAGAAAAGAAAAATAAAATTAAATTTTAGATAAAGACCTACGGGTCTTTTTTCTTTGCAAAAAAGGAGGTGAAAGTTATGGCAGGTAGAGGAAGACCACCAAAACCGACAGCAGTTAAAGAACTTGAAGGAAACCCTGGTAAAAGGCCATTAAATAAGAACGAACCTAAGCCTAAACAAAAAGCACCTAAGTGCCCGTCATGGCTGGAGCCAGATGCTAAAAAGGAATGGAGAAGACTGTCTAAAGAACTTGAAGCCATGGGACTTTTAACTAGAGTTGACATGGCTGCCTTTGCAGGATACTGTCAGGCTTACGCTAGATGGAAGGAGGCTGAGGAATTTATCTCAAAACACGGATCCATCTTAAAGACCTCTTCAGGATATATTCAGCAGATTCCTCAGGTTTCTATTGCTCAGCAGAATCTAAAACAGATGAGAAACTTCTGCTCGGAGCTGGGACTTAGTCCGTCGGCAAGAAGCAGATTAAACATAAGTAATGCTGGCAACACCATCGAAGGTGATGCAATGGAAAATCTTTTATTAAATGTTCCAAGGGTGGAAGACATATTGAAAAACAAAGATGACTAAAAGGAGGAAGACCATATGCCATATAGTGAAGCTCATGCTAATCACGCTATAAACTTTATTGAACAACTTAAGCTGACCAAAGGCAGATGGGCTGGTCAGCCTTTTAAATTACTTACTTGGGAAAAAGATCTGGTAAGAAAACTTTTTGGAACCTTAAGAGAAGATGGAACAAGACAATATAGAACTGCTTATGTAGAGATAGGAAAGAAAAATGGAAAAAGTGAGCTCGGAGCAGCCATTGCCCTGTATATGCTTTTAGCTGATGGAGAACCTAATGCAGAAGTGTATGTAGCAGCTTGTGACAGACAGCAGGCCAGTATAATCTTTAATACCAGCGTTAACTTTGTAGAAGGAAACCCTACATTAACAAAAGTAACCAATCTGGTAAGGTCTACAAAAAGGATAGTATATCCAAAGACAGGAAGTTTCTATCAAGTTCTAAGTTCCGATGTTAAATCAAAATCCGGAATCAATGCATCCTGCGTTATCTTAGATGAGATATGGACCTATCCAAATCCGGATCTTGCTAAGATGCTTACCACCGGATCAGGAGATGCCAGAACACAACCCTTGTTTTTATATCTAACCACTGCTGGAAACCAACTCTCAGGTTACGGATGGGAGATGCATCAAAAGGCTAAAAATATTTTAGAAGGTAAAAGAATTGATCCGACTTTTCTATCCATCATCTATGGTTTAAATGATGATGCAGATATTGAAGATGAAAAGAACTGGCAAAAAGCCAACCCCAGTCTCGGCCATACTATTACTATTGAAAGAGTAAGGGAACATTACAACCAGGTGAAAGACGATCCGGCAGATCTTGCTTTGTTTAAACAACTTCGACTGAACATGTGGTTGAAGCAGGAAATCAAATGGATGCCTATGGACAAATGGGATCTTTGCAACTATCCAGTAGATCCTGAAGAGCTTAAAGGACGAATATGCTACGGAGGTCTTGACCTATCCTCAACTAGCGATATCACCGCTTTTGTCTTGGTTTTCCCGCCTTTTGAGGAAGGAGACAAGTATCAGGTCCTACCATACTTCTGGCTGCCGGAGGAGACCCTTCATCAAAGGGTGAAAAGAGACGGAGTTCCTTATGACATCTGGCACAGACAGGGACTTCTCAATGTCACCGAAGGTAATGTGGTCCACTACGGATTTATAGAGAAGTTTATTGAAAACCTGGGAGAGAGGTACAACATAAGAGAAATTGTTTACGACAGGTGGGGAGCGACACAGATGAGTCAGAACTTAGAAGGTATGGGCTTTACAGTAGTTCCCTTCGGTCAGGGTTTTAAAGATATGTCTCCACCTACAAAAGATATGATGCGGCTTGTCTTAAGCAAACAAATAGCTCATGGAGGTCATCCCGTGCTAAGGTGGATGGCAGACAACATAGTGGTTCGAAGAGACCCGGCAGGAAACATAAAAGTAGACAAAGAAAAATCATCAGAAAAAATAGATGGTGTTGTGGCTATGATTATGGGTCTTGCCAGAGCTGCAGTAAATCCACCGGAGGATGATGGATCTATTTATGATAAGAGAGACATGATAGTATTATAAAGGCTTAAATACAAAATTCACATTCCTTATTAATATGACAAATAATATCTGATGTTATATAATAGTGGCAAAAGTAAGGAAGGTGGATTAAATGGGATTATTCGGTTTGATTAAAAAGAAGAGCAAAGAAAAAGTCAAGGATTTGATAGTATCTCCAAATAGTCTGGACATTGTAAATTTTTCGCTACATAGTGATATTAAAGATTTGATTTGGTTTAAAAATGGACCTAAAAAAAATTATAAAAGTAAAAAAAGTAGTGAAAATATAGAATTTTACGTGGGAGATAATAAATATACAATTAAAATACCAATGGGTAATGATAATGAACCGAGTTTAGTGGATACTAAATTAACCATAGCTGATATTAATGACTTAAATAATCTTGATAAATTACTATATTATCCATCTTATGAAGGAATCAATCCTGAGCAAAGGGGAGCATATTTAAAATTCTTATCAAATCCTTACAATAAACATTTTGAGATTGGATATGTATTCTTACTATATTATGGATTAGAAAGATTTTTATTAACTGATAAATTTGTAGAAGCATTTGAAGTAATATTAAAGTTGCGGGATGTTCATGACAACTTATCTTTTCAGTCATATTCCGGAAATGCATTAGTTTTAGCTTGCTTATATCACCAGAGACCAGATATGATGTTGAAATTTATTAAATCTCTTGATAAAGATTATGAATTGAATTTCTCTGACAACTTATTCTTGTTAAGTGCTTATAGCTTTGATATTCCTATTTATTCAAAGGATATAACAAGACTTGCAAAAACTTTTGAATTTACTAATAATAATTATATTAAAAAGTATCCAGATTTGTTTGATGAGACTATGAATGAAATACTTTCTGATGAATTTGGTGATAATAGCATTAAAATAAGCGATTTACTGAGTGAAAAAGAATTCAAGAAACTTAGAAATGAAAATATACCAATGTTTGCAAAT